GTATCGGACAAGAAGCCCTTAAGATCGCCTAGCATCTTTGCAAAATCAAGCTCTTCTGAAGCTGCTTCTGCTGCTGGTTCTCCTGCGGTATCGGCGGCAACTGAATCGTCAGCTGGTGCTGATTCTTCTGCAACTGCTGGCGCCTCTTCTGCTGCTGGTGCTTCTGCTACTGGAGCTTCTGCTACTGCTTCTGCGACTGGTGCATCAACTGTTGTTTCTTCTGTCATTGTTGTTTCTTCTGACATTGTTGTACCTCCTTTATTTACTTCGGTGTTGTTTTCAAGTTCATTTGCAGAACTAGAAATCTTATTTATATGTTGTTCGTATACGTAACGAACTGCGTCCGCCTTATTAACCTCATTGTTTTCAACCCAACCAATAATCTCCATTGAATTGCCACACGCTGTGCAATCACGAGACTCAACAGTCTCTGAAACAACGATGTTGTCTGATGAACAGAAAAATACATTAGCCGCCAATGTTTCTGCTGCAAGACCTTTAAATACCAATTGACCGTTTACCTTTTCAATTGAAAGAACATTGCAAAGTTCGTTTGCTGGAGAGTCTACAAGAGAAAGCTCGACAAGATCGTAATCTTTAATAAATCTTACAGACTCACCGTTTGACTTGTTTACCTCTGTGTCTGCATCATTAATTCTGCCGCCAATAGAGAAACCAGAAAGAGTGCCATCAAGCACCTTTTCCCAAGTTGCTTGAGCACCCTTTGAAATGTATGTACTCACCCAAATTCCATCATAGAATGATTTTGAGATTGGATCAAAGAATGTCTCTGACTTAAATGACAAAATCTTGCCTACGGCAATTGGCTGATGCATTTCACGAATGTTGCCTCTAAAGTTTTCAAACGCTTTAAGGCTCGCTTCCGCTGTGACAACATCGCCTGTTTGGTCTACATTGTTCAATGTAGCAAAACCTGAAACAGTTCTATTTTCTTTATTGACCTTGCTAAATGGGACGCCTATAGACAGGCGATTGCCATTACTAGACCAATTTGTTTTTTCAATGTTCATACTGTATAAAGTTTATCAATCTGTGCTTAAAAAGGCAAATAATGATTGACTAAAATCCTTACTCTACTTGCCTTCCGTCGCCCTTTGCATTTCTACCTTCTCCAGATTTATCTGGGGAATTTGCTGCTCTTTCTCCATCCCTGGCTCTAGTCTTTCCAGCCTGAGCTGTTTGCTCTGCAGCAGCTTCACCCTTTAAATCTACGACTTCGTCTCCTCCGTCTAGAGGGATCATACCCTTTCTAATTCTAACTTCATTAGGGGTAATTACCTGCATTCTCAAATATCTCTCGTCAATCTTAGACTGAGTATCTTCATCAGTAAGACTTAACTCATTAAATTTAATTACTAGAGCATCCGTCTTTTCTTCGATAATTGCATTTAATTTCTTTTCAAGTCTCATCTGTGCTGGACGACATACCTGCTCTTTAAATGTCTTATCTGCATCACGGGCTACCGCTAAATTAACCCCCTCTGGAGTTCCAACCTTGTTAATTGGAACACGGTGAGCCAATAGCATTTCATCTCTATTTGCCTTACGGTATTTATCAAATGAGCCTTCCTGTGTGCCAGCCTCAATTGGCTCCATCTTAAATTCAACCTTAGATTCTGGAGTATCTGCTGGAAGAGGAATATACAGGGATCTGTGATTCTTTCCCTTAAGTCCAACTTGGAAAAACTCTAGAAGCTTTCTTTCTGACTCTGGTGAAAGCTTTGCTCCCTTTGCTGTAATAATATATCTTGGAACCGCTTTATTCTCAAAATAGTCAAGGTTGTACTTTGCAGCAAATTCATTTCCAGCCAAAGAGTTTTGGGCTGCAACAATATCTGGAACTCCATAGTATTGATTTACTGGAGTGTACTTCTTGAGGTGAATAATTTCATTGGGTCTGTCATTCCCACCCAAAATTGGATTAGGGGTTTCTTGGTCTCCGTAGTTTCTAAAGAAAACAATCTTACCAAAAAGAAGCTGAACGAATCCGTCTCTTAGTCTTCGGACTCTCATTGTCTTTGCTGGAATGTGTCCAATATATCCAATGTCTCCACGAACAGTTCTGCCAACTTCCAAATATCCGTTACCTGTTGCTTCGTAATCTGTCCAGACTTTAATCAGAGTCTCTTGGAATGTGTCTTCACTGTTGCACTGATCTAGCCAATCCTGAAGATCTTGCTTAAGCTTTGAAAGCTTTCTACGTGCTCTTTCCAACTGCTTCTCATCGCTGATTCCATCAAGCGCATCGTTTGTTTTTCTTGTTTCTAAAAATTGATATCCTAGACCAACAATGTTTGAGGTCTTAGCGTTACATGCTGCATAATTATATGTAGAGATTTCGTAAAGTCTTGAAAGGTATTCTAGGTTATATACTGGCTCAATAACATCAAGGAATGCATACCCTGTGATTGCTTGTGCTAAAAGGCTCTGCTGTGTTTCCGCCCCATCTTTTCCAGTAAAAGCTTTTGAAAGTTCTCTGCTAAGCTTTCTTCTAAACGCTGGAGACATTCCAGACATCTTCTGCATCTCTTCTGCAGAAATCTTAAACTCGTCTGGAGATCCAGACTCCTGAGCTTTTGTAAAACGAACCATGTCAGCATATGTGCTTAATCTGATTTCGTTTTCTAGGGACTCTGTGTCTTCTTCGTATTGAGCTTTCATTTATTTCCTGCCTTTTTCATTTCGTCTTTATAGACGCCAATATCTAACTGATCTGGAACTAGGCCCCACTCAAGTCTTTGCTTTTGATACTCAAATTCTTCGTCGTCAATTTTTCTGCGACCAGAAAGAAATTTTGGCTGCCCCTCATAAATTCCGTAAGATCGGACTTCTCTGGCAAGCATGTCCATTTTTACACGGTTGCCCTTCATTGAAGTAACAGAAAGGAAGTTGCCGTCGTCGTCACCAATCCATCGTCCATCTGGCATTTCCCATACGTAAATGCCCAAAGTCGTCTCTTCGACGATCTGCTTCTTCATGCTTTTAATGTCCATTGTTTTATTTTACCATTTCATGTTATATAAGTCCATATCTTGTCAACTAAAATGACAAAATTAGGCGCTAGAGACTACTAAATAGTCTTGGTTGTAGGTTGATACTGAAGATTCTGTCAGCTGAAGTGACGAATCTGACGATGAGATAGCGGGTTTGCCGCAATATAGGTTGTAGTGATTTAAAACCAATGCCTGAGATAGGTCATATTTGTACAAAGCTATATTCTGATAATTACATGCTGGCCCATAACTTGAAGAAGATAAATAATTAGACTGTAATACATTTAAAATTGGGTCTGTAAAAACAAGGACTACGTGGTGTGGCTCATTCACAACAAACTCATTTTGAATATTTGAGGCTGATGTTTTGTCTACCCCATTTATATAAACCTTAGATATATTAGACTTAAGGGATCCAGACCCATTCCAGCCAAATTTAGTTTCTGGATATGAGCCAGACAGGGAAGAGTAAAAAACTGTATTATTTGAAATAGAAGACGGAGTAAACATAAACTCAATTGATCTTATCTCTTGGTCTACAGATACATTAAATCCACCAGTTCCTTTTGTCTTTAATCCTACATTTGGGTGTCTAAGTAAAACTGGGTAGCTAAAATTAGCAAGGTCGTACTCTTTGTTTGACTCTGCGTAATACCCATAATTATGTGCATAGGACTCTTTTTTAGAATAAAAAGAAATCTTAAACAAAGACAGTCTTGGTAAATCTTTTGAAGCATCCTGTGTAACCATAGTTATTCTTACATAAAGTATGTTGCTGCCAGTATACGACTCTTTATTAAATTGTGGAAGAGATGATCCATTTATGCATGACTCATAGGTTACGCCATCTAAAGATGTTTCCACAGAAACATTTTTGTCCCCCCTCCATTCAACTTTGGAAGATACAATTGGTATTCCAGCTGGTATGTGAAAAACATCATTAATTATAAATTGCTTAGGCTCTGCAGCTTCTGTTTGATTAAATCCTATATATTTTTTCTTTTCGTCATAATATGTATTTTCATCTAAGAATAATTGCCACTGAGAATCTTTAGTATATTCATAAACAAATATTGGTGCAATGTTTTGGCCATGCAATCCCA